AAGCCCCTACGATGGTAGTGGCAACACCGATAAAGGTTGTGTCGTTCGAGGTCATCTGAGCCAAGAAAAACCAACTCATCGCACCTCCTCCGCTGCTTGCTCGAGTGTAGTGTAGCCTTTGATCGTCGCTTTCTTGTCGCCGGATTCGATTTCAAACGTCGGCGTGAGCTCGTAGGAATGAACCTCGACGATGCCGACCGACCAGCCTGCATCCATAAACCGCTGCATTTCGCACCGCTTCCACTTCTCGCATGGTGGGCAATTTGCAGAGACAAAAATCAGGATTTCGCGCTTCGTCTTTTCGTGCTTGTCCGATGGACTTGGCTGCGGGTCGATCGGCTCAACTGTAAAGGATTCCTTGACAGTTGCGACTTCTTCGATCAACGGCGTAGTGTCCATCAAGTCGCATTGAGTAGGATCCTTAGCCGGTTCGCTACAAAACCAAAACAATCCAAGCAACAAAACGACCATGATTACCGGCCCTCCTTTTTCGTTCATCCTAGTGGCCTCGACTGCATCCAAGATACCGCCCTTGGTCCCGGCGTCGACAAATCCGAGACGCCGACGATCGATGTGTATTCGTGCCTGCAAAGCTGATCGATAACCGATGGGGCAATTTCGGTCCAAGGGTCGTTGTGGCTGTTGATTCGCCAAATATAGTTCCGGCCCTTGGTGTCTTTGCGTTTCGAGTAGCCTAGCCACGCCGTAGCATGTCCAGCGCCGCCGCGCAGGCTGATCGATTCGAGTACGCCGTTGCGACTGTAGAACGAATCGTTCCAAAGCGTCCCGGTGTGCACGGCGCCGACGCCGCTAGCTAAGTATTGGAAAATCGCATCATAGGATTCTAACCAAGTATGCGACCTGATTTTGAACTGGCCCGCTTTGGCCCGCATCGCATCGGTTACGATTGTTCGAGCGTTGTTTGGGTAGGGTGTTCGATATGGCAAATCCGACTCAGGCAACATGCCGATGGTAGTTGCGACCTTCAAGCCGCTGCTGATCGTCGATCCCTTATCGACGCCAAACAACCTACCGCCGTCGAATCGCTGGGATTCGAGGTAGGCATAAAGCGTTGACAACTGCCGCTCAGCAGAAAAACCGCCTTGAGCCAACGCCCAAACGTACTCGCAAGCATTGGCAAGACTGAACCCTTGGCACGAACTCATATTGAGTTGCTTGTCGTGCCTCATCATTGGCCGAGGGTCGATCTCTTCCGGGACTGCGTAATCGCCGACGCGAAACCCTAGCTCGGTCGATGTCGCTCGAATCTCGTCGCGGTTTTCGATTGTGGGGTCGTAGCCTGTGAATTCAGTCGTCATTGGCGATTACCTCCAGGCTTCCGAGCATCGGAACGACGACAAAATCAAAGAGCGCATCAGCAAGGATTTTGGTTATCGCAAACGGAGACGCTGCGACAAGCAACGCAAACAAAATCGCCCTGGCTGCGTACCGCCTTGTCCGTTTCATTCCGGATCCTCCAGCCCTCGATTGTCACCCGGGCCCAAGGTGCCATCGGGCAGTATATCGTATTTGATATGATCCATTTTGACGTTGCCCATCGGCTTTGATCGCTTGAGCCTCGACACCTTGAGACCCAAAAAATAGCCTGCAAAAAAACACACCGCCAAGAACGCCCCCACGCCGAAAGGCCCGGCCCATAGGACCAACTGAACAAGCTTCCACGATACAAAATCTAATTCGTCCATTACCCATTTCCTTTTGTTGCCAAATCGCCTAGCGGACAGCATCCGCAAGGCTCACTAAATTGTTCAATGCCGTTGAGTTTTTCAAGCCGCTCTAGTCTGCGGATCTGGTCGCTTCGCACGCAAGCAAGAGCAATCAAAACACCCAAAGCCGCAAAAATCGCGCAAACACCAAGCCCAAAAAGGAATTGGAAGTCTTCGCGGTAGTGTTGGTAGTCCAGTCGCCTAGCGTAAACATCCTCTGCCTGTGCCGGTCTGGTGATTGGGGCTTTTACGTCGCTCATTTACCACGCCCCCGCTATTTGCCGATTGATTTCCGCCAACTCTTTTTCCTTGCCCGCAAACGTCACCGGCAATTTCAACTCATCGATTGCCGTGTAGACTTTATTCATTGCCTCGACTCGCTTAGCACCGGCGTTTTCCTCGATAAACTTGGTCCATTGCTCTTGGTCCTTGATTTCGCCGCTCTCGATCTTCGCTGCCGCATCCAGAAAGGCTTTCTTGTACGCCGCTCGAATGCTTGGGATTGTCGACCGGACAACCGCCGTTACCCCCGCCGGCTTAGGATCACCCCCCTCCTTTGGCTGTTGGCTAAACACGTAGAAGGCAAGCCCCCCAATGATTACCCAAGGAATCCAGTTGTCTTTTTGCTTAGCCATCGTCTCTCCATTTTGCCCCCTGCCAACTCACCGAGCCCTATACATCGGAAAAGTTCGGGTTGGCTAGGGGTTATTCGTCGTCGCTTTCGTCGTCACCGTCAAATTCACCCGCATCCCAAGCCGTCTGAAGAATGTACCCCATCGGAGCATCGGACGCATCGTAAGCCGAAAGATAGCCGTTGTCTTTGGCCCATTTCCAGACCTTGAAGGCCAGTTGAATCAGCGCGAAAATCATCGCGATTGTTGCCGGGTCGAGACCGTAAAGACCGACAAGCTTCGAGCGAAGAGCCCTTCGAGCCTTGCGAGTGTTGCCGTCTGCATCGGCGTAGGCCTGGGCAAAATCCGCGTTGTGCTTGCGGGCTAGCTCCTGGAGTCTTGGGAATGCAATCACTTTGCCACCTCAGGCTTGCGAATGCCGCGACTGACAAGCCAGCCGGTAATCAAGATCGTAGCGTTGTCGGTCAGCCATTTCAGTTGAGTCTCGTCGAATGGCAATCGATCCTTCAAATAGACCGAAACGACCAACGCAACTAGCCCTCCAACAAAGGCTTTGTTGCGATCTGATGCAAAAAATCCGCTCATCGTTGAAATCTCCTTTGCTAACATCTTATCCCCAGTCAAGGGGCTTGACAATCACCGGGGCAAATTTTTGTCATGGCCCCATTTCCAGGTTGCCGATCAAGGCATTGACGTTATCGGGGTCCAGCTTGTGCGCCTGAGCGTGTTTTCGGATCTCCTCGAAGGTAAAATGCTCGGCATACGCTGCAAGCCCAATAGTGTCCATGTGCCGGACGATCTCAGGCAGACTCAGCAACATGGCAAATTCTGCCGTCTTGCTTGGTTTAGCCTGTCTCGTCAACCGCAGGGCCCTTCTAGCGACATTCCCCGCGCCGAACTTCCTTCCGTGGATGGTTTCATCCGCTTCGATGTGAGTAAGACACTGCTGCAACGCTTCACGCAAAATCCTAATTTTCGACATTTTTCAAATCTCCAGGATGCGGAGCCGGTGGACTCCAAGTGCACCAAATCGACATAAGGCAAAACAGAAACGCCGCCGGGCAGGACATTAGGGCGAGTTCGTGCAACGCGTCGAAGATAATCCACTCGAAATGGATCGACGCTAGGTCGAACCAAAAGCAAAGCACCGCAACGGATCGAACGGCCCAAAGGTAGGATTGGTGGAGTTTGGTCATTTCTGTTCCTCTTGTGACTCTAGCCGCTGCAATACCATTTTGCCCACAAACTCCGCAACTTGCGGAACTACTGCGTTTCCGAGTCCTCTAAGTCGGTCCACCCTAGCGGGAATCCCATGAGCCACTCTACCCACATCGGGTTCAACTGCCCACCAACTACTTCGCCAAGATTGGATTTGCCCCGATCGGTTGTTGAATCCTTGTGCATAAACGCCCGCGGTGTCGGCCACATTTTCACCGCCAACCTTAGATCGACATTCTTGCCCCTTGCAAGCTCCTTCCTTGCTCCCTCTTCCGTCCTGCCGCCCTTGCTCCCATCGGTTGCCTTGGGTGTGGGCCAGTGCTTCCTTTTGTGCGACTGGCTTTTCCTGTGTGCCATCCCAGAAAACTCCTCCCACGACTCCGCTAGTTTGCTCAATTTGGCAATCGCCCCCTCGTTGCTGAACCCTCGAACATCGGGTGTCGGCCATAGGTCGCGATTGTTTACTTGCTGCGTCAATCGCAACTGCTGCCCCGGCTTGTGCTTTATTTGCCCTGGATGCTCTGCCGTGTTGACTGTTGGCGTAAGCCAATACGAACACCCTGTCCCGGATATGCGGGGCGCCAACGTAGGCAGCCGGTATGCAATGCCATTCAGCATCATACCCGATCTCGGCCAACGTCCCGAGAACTCTGTCCAGCCCTCTAGTAAGCAACGCTGCCACGTTCTCCAAGACAACTGCCCTCGGTTGCAATTCTGAAACCAAGCGAATGGCCTCAAAGAACAATCCGCTTCGCTCGCCGTTAAGACCTGCCCCGAGTCCGGCATAGGAAATATCTTGGCAGGGGAAACCGCCGGCAATGATATCGACCCGCTCAAGGTTTCGGGCTGAACATTCTCGGATATCTCTTTCGCGATGGACTTTCGGCCAATGCTTCGCGAGGACTTTTTGCGCATAATCATTTATCTCCACTTGCCATTTGCATTTCATACCGCAACGCTCAAAACCAAGATCGATACCGCCGATCCCAGCAAACAAACTGCCAAACGTGATAGGGTTCATCCCTTGCCCCTCCTGCGCTTCGGAGCCACCGGCTTGGACTTTGGCCGCCTTTTGGTTTTGCGCGTCAGAAACAACCCTAAATGCTCGTTCATGGCCTCGAAAATCAGCCCGCTCAGGGTCATATCCATCGCTGCCGCTTGCCTGTCCCATGCCGCCCAAACTTCCTTGGGCTGGGAAATGTTTTTGCGTTTTGTCATTGGGTCACCTCGATCATTGTTCCGGCTGAATCGTAGGGGCCAACGTACCACTTCTCGACCGTAAGCATAAATACTTGCCCGTCGTCATTGTAGGCGATTTCGTTCAGCGCATCGAGGATTGCTTTTCCAACATTGTCTAGGTCGGGCTTTGTGGTCTTTGGCTCTGTATATTGCCGTCGCTTTTTGCTGTGGCTCTTAGGTCGATCGAACCAGCATACGATCCTGATCCAAACCGGCCCCTCTAGCACCTCGCCGCCCGCGTTGACGTAGGCTAGCCTGATTGCTTGCTTGTACGCATGGATAGGATGGTCGCGCTCTGTGTAGGCCCTCGCAAAGCCGTTCTTCGTCGAGACCTTAGCCCGAGGCTGGGCGATCGGTTCGCCTGGGATAAAGATTTTCATTCGCCCACCTCCTGAATCAATCGATCCAAATACCATCGAGCCTTTTTCAAATCATCGACTCCGCCCTTCTTAGGCCATCGCCAAAGGTACTTCAGAACGTTGCCCCAAACGTAGCCGATAAAGCCATCGCCCGTTGCCGCCTTGATCGCCTCGATACACTCGATGCCGCCTTGCTTGTAGTGGCTAGGGTTGATGGCGTCAGCCTTGTCGATTCGCTCAAGTTCGGCGATTGCGCACCATCGCTCATACGCGCCGCAATCAGACCTAAATCGGTACGGGTACACGCTGGGGTCGATGAAAATATTTGCATCGCCGTCAGTCGATATGATCGTCCCTTCCGTCCCGTTCCACTTATGCCCAGGCGAAACAAATCGCACCGCATCGCCAACTTGCATCGGATCGCTCGAACTATCCGGTATTTCCGGATTGTTGGTCGGTTCGCCAAACGGGTAGTCTTTAAGCGACTGTAGTAACTGATCGTTTGCGGTTTTAGTGTTAGCGTCAATGACTGGCGGCTTAACGGGTCGGCAGTCGCTTAGCTTAGCCTCAAACACCGCGCCATCGTGCCTAATGTCCATGTAAAGGCTTTCGTGGTTGTAGACCATAGCGACCTCGCATAATACCCAAACCTTATCGCCTGCTTTCATTTGCCCGCCCTCCGTGCTGGATGGTTCTTGTTTGTCAACTGCGTGATCCATTGCCTAAGCTCCTTGTTTCGTTCTTGTAGTAGTTTCACCCGCAATTCCAACCGGTACACTTTGTCCCGGAGTTTGCGGGTCTTTTCGTCGTCGGTCATCGTCGCACCTGAGCCGCTGCCAAATCTGCTAAAACTTGGTCCCGCGTCGCGTAGTGTTCCGCTTTAGTAATCTTGCCGAGCTTGCACGATTCGCCGGACTCAAGCACCCTGGCAATGTACGGCCGTAGCGAAACGTGGCTGTAGTTGCCGGTCGGTTGTTCCCGGTCTCGAATCATGTCGATCAATTGGGCCTTGCGAGCGTTGGCGCGATCCTGCAAGACAACCGCTCGAAGGTGCAGAGCGAAATCGCCTAGTTCGTGAAAAGTCGGCCTTGGCAATTCGTCGCGACTCCACCGATGGACAACCGAAATAGCCTCTTGGGTTGTTACGTCCCTGAGCGTGATCGACCAAGCATCAATCGTTGCTATTAGTTTTGGGGTCGCGCTGGTCAGGTACGTGTTCAGGCTTGGAAAGTGGATTAACGCCACTTCCAGGAAAAAAGTCCGATTCTCAGACAAGTCCATTTTTTACGTCCTCTAGTAGTTGAGCCGTCTTTTCCGCTGCCGATAGTTTCCTGCCTGCCTGCGTTCCTGGCGTCGATCCGCCTTTGCCGCTGCCAGTATTTAGCATCCCTTGCCCGCCGTCATCATGGCAAATGTTCTTGGCCCCGATCCGGATCGAAAACTCGATGTCCCTTAGGGCCTTGGCTTCACCCCGCCGGAGCAAGTCCATAATCACTGCGTCGGCTTGGGCCTCCGGCATCCACTGCCCATCCTTGGCGAATCGAAAGTCCAACCACCGGACCCAATCCTTTTTGAGCCAATTAGGCAGTGTATCTATATTTGAATACTCTTCTCTTCTCTTCTCTTCTCTGGTCCCCTGTTCCGTCCCGGTTTTGTCCCCAGGTTTGTCCCCCTTGCCAGGGGACAGCTTTATCCGTTGCATGGCCTTTTTTTTCTGTCCTTTTGCACGTTCTTTCGCGCTTTTCGACAGGTGGACCTCGTACCCAGGAATCGAAACTACGCCGTCCTCGACGTACAACCAGCCGACCGAAACCAGAGCGTCTGCAAACCCGTCCCTCCCTGCGACCCTATCTAGTCCCTTTTTTGTCCCCTTTACTTGGGGACAATCCGGGGACAGATTCAGGTCGACCCAGAGCCAAAACGCGACTAGGTGCCCTACCACTTCATGGGGCGAAGCGTCGAGCGTGTCAGCCAGTAGCATGACTTCGGGCTTGCCCAATAACCCATGCTCAATCTTGATCCAATCACCGGCCATCATTTCACCCTCAGTTAAAACCACCGAACAAAATCTAGCCGCCGTGTTTTTCGAGTAGGTCGTTAGCATCTCCGAAGGCCTGTTCCGCCTCGTCGATATGCTGCCAGCCCAAGAGGGGTTCCGAGTGGGTGAGGATCTTCCTCAGCACCGCCAGCATCCTAGGAGCGTCGGCCATCAGTTCGGCGTTGGCTTGCGTCTGTGCGGGGTCGCCATCGTCACCGTCTAGGCTAGCTAATCGCTGGCCGTCTGCTGTGATCCTCCATGTATTTTTGTACGCCTCGGATTCCTGAAACCCCCACGGCCCCGAAGTAAATTTCGATTCTGCCATCATGTTTCCTTTCGAGTTAAAACCGCCCCACACGGAGCGTAAAAGAGCCGCCCGCCCGTTAGGACGGACGGCCCCGGGGGCGAGCGACGGAAGTTTCAACGCCACTTGCCAACGGTCGTTTGGGCCGATTAAACCCGGCACGATCCGCGCACCAGTCCGTGAGGAAATTCCTCTTGGCGGGATTCTTGCCAGTAGACAGCAAGCACCTTTGCCGAGGTGGACCAGCCTCTTTGGGGTCAATCAAACGCCAATTCGAGCATCGGCTGATCGCTTGGTTCTTGGCCCTGTACGGCTCGCTCCAAATTACGCTTGGCTTGCTCGAAGTATTCCGGCTTCAGTTCGCACCCGTAAAACCTTCTCGCGTCTCTGATTGCCTTTTTTGTCTTTGGCGATCGACCGCCGAGGGAAACATAGCCTTCGGACCCAATGCCCGTAAATGGGCTGAATACAATTTCGCCTGGGTTCGAGTAAAGTAAAACGCACCGCCGAATAACTTCCAATTGAAGCGGGCAAATGTGCTTGGTGTCGTCTTCGGATTTCGCCTCTTTCGTGTTAAGCGTGTCGGTTTCCTGGATGTCGCTCCAGCACCCTTCTGCCCAGTCGATCCAGTCATTGCGGCTTACCTGGCCCTCCGAGTCGATCTTGACTTGATTTTCGCCAGGCTTGCGAAACTTAATCAGGTAATCCTGAAGCGTCCCGCGTTGCGCCGCCCGATCGTTTTCAAGGCCTGAAAATTGCAGCTCCCTCGATCTGGTTCGGATCGCTTGCGCCTGAGGGTTCTTGCGAACGCTCCAATCGTATTCGTAGACAAGCCCCGCCCGCTCACCTAGGCGAATATTAAGCCCTCGGAAGTCGCACAGCCCAACGCCGCCGGATCGCTTCATTCGAGGAATCTGGCAAACGTGGACGATAGCCGCCCTTCCAGGCTTTAGCACCCTGGAAAGCCCAGAAAAGAAAAACCCAAGGTGGATTTTCGCTTCGGTCCCCATCGCATCGACGTTGCCAATGTCCGATACTGAATCGGTATAAGCGTAAAGGCTTGGAAATGGAGGGCTAAACACCGCGAAATCAACGCTAGACTCCGGCATCTCTCCGAGCATGTGCGGAATGCAATCGCCATGATGGATCGCCCATTGCTCATCGTTCTTTAGTAGTTCCGTTTTCATCTTTTTCAAGTTCCTTGATATGGTTCAATAGTTCAATAATCATCGCGGATAAAGTTCCGCTTGTCCCGGTCCAACAATTGGCCGGTCCAAATCTTCGAGCGTGTTGCTCGATCTCAATCATTCGTTCGACCGAAACCTTCATGGCCGATCTCCTTGAATAGCCGCATCTGCTCGTTGGTGTCGTGATCGACCCGATCCGCTTTGCGTAAAACATTCTCGACAAAAGGTACTTCCAATTCAGTAACCGGAATATGGACGTTAAGCGGCTTTGTCGATCCGATACGGTTGGATCGCTTGACGCCCTGGTAGTATTCCTCGTAGCTGTCTTTGAGGCCTGACCAAACTTGCCGAGTGCAGACTTGCAGATTCAATCCAAACCCAAGGATTTTAGGCTTGGTAATCAGCGTTTTGACTTCGCCGAATTTAAACCGACGTATAGCCGATTCCCTGGCGTCCTCTTTCGTGTCGCCACTGACTGAAACCGCATCGGGAAAAATACGCTCCATCTGCTCTTGCTCGTCGTTGTAGTGGCACCAGATAATCGTCGACTCATCCGGCCACGAATTAACTAGCGAACGAACAAACCCGTTTTTGTTCGATGCCATGCCGTTCTTGCCCTTGGCAATCTGCGATAGTTTCCCCCGCGTCCCGATTCCGCCTACTGACGTAGTAACTAGATCCCCGGTAAGCGTCTGCGCCGCTTGCCGTTGTTCGTCTGTCAATTCGATATGGTGAACGTGGACATTTATAGGGGGTGTAACGCCAACATTGTCCTTCCATCCGTAGACTGCTGGATTCGTCAGGAATATCGACCAGTCCGAAAGCGACTTGTAAAACGGCCTCAATGCGTGAGGTTTTAACTCCCATCGGTTTTGAGTCTCCCCGCGATTGATAAAGTAGCAAGCCAAAAACTCATTGACCGTCTTGGCTCGATCCAGAAAAACCGCATGGTTCGCGTACTCGATCCGATCGTTCGGCGCAGGCGTCCCGGTTGCGCATAACTTCCATTCAAGCCCCCGGCCAAGTTCGATAAGCCGCGTACCCCATGCCCCGTAATGGCTCTTGAGCATCGAGCTTTCATCGAGAATAAGTCCCTTGAGTTTGCCGCGATGCAAGCCCTCTCGGATCGCTTCGTAGTTGGTCACACCGATCTGAGTGTCAATCGAGTCGTTGCTATCGAGCCAGTGTTGCAGGTCGCTTGCTCTGACCCTGCCGACACTGAACGATTCCCCGTAGAACCGCAAGGCCTCGGCGATTGTCTGTTCGCAAACCATAAGCGGAGAAACGATAAGAATTTTGCCACCGCTTTGTTTCGCTGCGTGCCTTGCGAACTCAAGGATCATTAGCGTCTTGCCTAGTCCGCAATCAGCAAAAATCGCGTACTTGCGTTTCTTGATCGCCAGCCGAACAATGTCCCGCTGGTAGTCAAAAGACTTCTCGCATGGGTCGTAGTTGAGCTTGCGCCCTCTGGCCTTCGAGCCGAACGCCTTTGCGTATTCGTCCGGCACGATGGCCGCCGACCCTTCCCAGTGGTAAACCGGGGTCTGCCGTAACTCCAAAAACTGCAAGTAGCTTGCAATCGTTTTTCTGTCAAATGTGATTTTCATCTATCCACCTCCAAAGAATTGAAATTTAAAACTTCCACCCGTTCGCCCGAAGCACTTCGAGCAAAATCAGCACCGCCGCCCCAAAGCCCGCCCCGAGAATCAGGACGGTCAGGAATTCACCGTTTAACCTGTCAATCTTCCGCTCGATCCGGTCGAGTTGGCTTTCATCGTCAGGGGGTTCGTAGGGGTTCATGAGCCCTCTGCTTTCTCGGCATAAGCAACGCCTCGGCTCGGAATAAGGCTGATTGTCGCTTTGCCGGTCTCGGAATCCCAAGTGTTGATGCGAAACAAAAAAATCCGATTGATCTCTTTAACGAGCTTCCAAAACTCATCGACGGATATTGTCGTCTCAAGTTCAAGTTGACGCGATCCGACATCGTTCATTTCAACGACTTGCTTAATGTTGCTCATTTACCAGTACCTTTCCTTTGCGTGACCTCTGACAATCATTCGAGCGTTGATCGATTCGACAGCAAGTGTTTTCGGCGGTAGGTTTGCCCGAAGGTCGCCAAGGTCGCCATAAAGCACCGCAAGAAACCGCCCGTACTTGTCCCGCTTGGCCTTGGTCTCTAGCTGGATTGTCTGTACGTAGATCACCTCAAGGGGCTGTAGTGCCTCCCATAGCCACGCCTTAGCCTCTTTGCCCTCAGCGGTATTCATCTCCGGTGCATCGATGCCGTAGAGCCTGAATCGCTCTTTGCGTGACGTATCGAATCCCAGGTCGATGATTAGGTCCACGGTATCGCCATCGACTACGCGGATTAGTTCGGCTTTGTAGATATAGATCATACTTAGCAGTCCTCGTAAAATGGGTTTGCGTTGACGTAGGCCAGCACCCTAGCAGCGTGCTTTTCGCCTTCGTTGTCGCTGATCGTTTCGTCCTCGTAGACGTAGCTACTGCGATCTCCATTGCGTGACTGGACAAGGGTTGCTTTGCTGTGCGTGTCCTCTTGCCCGTTCTTGCGAGTTTCCTCGATGTCAAGCGACTCTTTTCCTTCCGTCCAATCCGTGATCGCGTATTGAATTTCGTCGACCTCGAATAGGTAGACAAGGTATGCTTGGTATGCTTCGCTCAAAATTCCACCTCTTCCTTTCGTTTCTCGATCAATGCCCTCGCGAAGCGAATGCCTTCAATGTAGGCATTGCATTCGCCAATAGTCGACGATCCGTCGCTGTAACCAATCGTGTAATGGGTTAGCATAAGCTCAATCGCTGCGATTTCCGCATCGATCCGGTTTAGGATTTCTTGGTCTATCATGATAGCCCATCCCCTTCCTCGACTTCGCGATCGATTTCGATAAGGGCGAAACCAAGGGCTTTTGCTTCCACGATAGCATCTGCCTTGTCGTGGAATTTGCATGAACCACCGTTTGCGTAAACAACCAGCCACGCCTGCACCCGAACCGTTTTCTTTGGCGGTGGGGCTAGGTTAAGTCCGTGATCGGTATGCGCGTACATGTATCGCCCGTTGGCGTGCCAGCCCGAAGCAATCCAAATCCCCCTGCTGTTTCGAATTCGCCCAGTGTACCGATAGTCCTCTTGCCCCTCATTGATTGCGTCGATAAAGGCCTCTTCGCCGTTTGCCAGTTTAACCGGCCCCTTATCCCATTTAACCTCGATCATCTAACAATCCTCCAAGCTTTCGTATTTGCTGCGTAGCATCTTTCCGCGCCGAATGGTTACTGTCTCTTCGCAGTCGTCGTCTAGGTCGTCGAAAAGATTGCTTAAAACATGCCTAGCATAGTCCTCGGCTTCGTCTCGATTGTCGGACACAATCTCGTTGTCCTCCCCTTGCTTGTTCGGTCTAACGTACCAGACTTGAATTTCGTCGCTGCTAAGTGTTGGTTCCATTTGCACCTCCATTAAATCCATAGAGCTTTCCATCTCGACCAAATACCGCCCGTCGCTTCGCCAAGTTTCCCAGGCCCAATCCGCCGAATCTTCGCTCGGCGGATTGTTGCTGTGATTGCCGACTTCCCCGCGTAGATCGAAGCCGTACCCGTCGCCATTAATCGGCTCGATGCCTCGCACCCAGTATCCGCCGCGTGTCGTTGGTTCCCATTGCCTCATTAAAGCACCTCCGTTTTTTCGGTAAAAATACAGCCGTCCTCGTCGATCTGAAACAGAAATAGTTCGCCGTGAATCGAGACCAAAGCGTTTTCCTTACCGCACGCCCTCATAGCCTCTCGAAGTTTCTCGTCGGCATCGCTCATTCTTTCCATAGCTGCTTGCTCTGCGTCGCTAGCTAGCTTGTACGCCATCGCCGCCAAAGCCAAATCGACTCGCGCCTTCGCAGGGCTAGGGGCCTCTGGTTCGATGGGGAGTAGGTCGTATGGGCTTTCGCCGTCCGATGCCTGCCTGCCGTCATCCCTCCAGGAAACGGGGATCGCCATTCCCAAATCAGTCACCTCGCCAATAATAGGATATTTTGCTCCGGGGTTCTTTGCTGTGATCCGGTATTGATGCCCGCCTCTAGTTGTTGCTTGCCATTGTGTCATTGCTCAACCTCGTATTTCATAACTTCGGCCTTTTCGACTCCGCTGGGGATGGTCATAAGACGCAAGCAGGCCCTAGCCTCTGCTTCGGTCGCAAAATACTCTTTAACGTCAAGAACGCCGTGCCTTGAGTCCCTCCATCGAAAAACGATAGCGTAAGGCTTTGGGGTGGTCGGGATATACTTGCTCATTGTTCAACCTCGTAAAAATTGCCGTGAAATTCAATACGTTTGCCCGCTTTGGTTTTGTATGACGACCATTGGCCAGAGCCGCCGGTTCGCGTCAAATCTTGGTAATCGATGCCGTCGAAGTGAACGGTATAGCGTTGGGGGTCGCTGGGTTCGCTGTAGCAAGGATCTGCAAGCCTTATCAGGTAAGCCACCGAAACAACAAGAGCAAAGTAGACACTAGCCGCCCCGATATAGTCGATAATCTCGAATTTCACTCTGTCACCTCAAAGCCTTTCGCCGTGATCGTGATAGTCTGGCCGCTGGGAGTGCTAATCGTATCGCCGACCTTGAGCGCGTAGTGGCTTTGCTCGAAGCCAGGGTTTACAACCTTGATACAATCGCCGTTTGGGTTCTCGACCGTATCGCCGACCCGCAAAACGTAGTGCTTAGGCTCAGGCTCCACAGGCTCGAGGCGTCGGCGATACCAAATGCCGTAGCTTTGGCGTCCGCCGATTGTTGCCTTATGGCTTTCATCCCATTTTCCGGTACTCGAAAAGCACTCATCCCCCGGCTTTAATTCCTCATCAGGAAGCTTCTCAAGCAACCGATACCCTGGCCCCGGATCGGGCTTGTTGGCGTGCCAGGAGGGTTCGCGGTAGACTTGGCAGTATCGCCAAGGACAGCCCGTGTTATCGATCCAGCAATTTTCTTCCGTTGAGTCGTAACCAGCAAGAAGCCAAACGGTCTTGGACCAATCTTCTTGCAAGTGATCCCGAAACCTAGCCTCAACCGTTTCGCCCT